ACACAAAGACCGGCGCGATTCAAATCAATTCCAAGTATAGAACACATAGTTAACCCTCTTAAGAACTTATGGAAGACACTTAAAAGCATCCCTTGGTCTTACAATCAACCACAATATCAATCTTACAACTAATACATCATTGAGCTGCCAGTGATGGGTTGGATGATGGGATGAGGGTGAGAGTGGCTTTCTTGTGGTTCTTACAGTGATTTGGCCTTGTGAAACAGATTGGTCAGGAGTCCGCTCCTCACACAGAGAAACACTAGCCCTATCACAATGATAGCTAGAATTATCAGTAATAATATGATCCCAGCAGTTCTGAGAGGCCCCCCAAGAAACTTCATGAGGCCAGAGAACCATCCGAAGAAATTCCACGGCACTTCCCTGGGATTCACAACTATCGAGCCTGAGGATTGGGTGTTCCTATCATCATGAGCTTGTATGGACACAAGGGTACCCGTGATGTGTAGTTCTTTGCTATCAATGCCGCAAGAATATTGAATTATTTCATCCACACTTGGACTATTGAAGTGCAAGACTGAACAGTAATCCCTTGTTCCAGCAAATATTGGCAGTGCAATGTGGATTCCGGTGGAGCCTTCTGCATATAAGGTGCTGTTCAAATTGCTATTGACGCTAAGACAGAGTTTTGCCCCTTCATTGCAGGAATAACACCCAGTGACATTCCTAATTGATGCCCTGCATCTAACACGAGAGTCCTCAAATGATACTTCGAGTCCTTCAATTAACATTCTGATTGTTGCTTTTATGCTGAGTGACGAAATTGCTTGTACTGTCTTTTTATCAATAGACTGCGTGAAAGTCTTTCCATTTCTAGATTGTGGGAGAAATCCTCTTCTAAATAAGATGAATGGATTGATCAAGCTTGAGGAGCACTCAACGAAGTCAGTGACAGGCCTATACCTGATCAAATTTGGAGCCCATTTGCAAGATTTATGAGCAGCAACTGCGGCAATTTCAGAGGAACATCTGACCTCACCTATGAATCCAGCTCTGGGGTTTTCTGAAAATTCCTCGTCCACAAGGGCAAACCCGGATGCAGGGTCTTCAAGGAAGGACATTGCATTGGTTCCTGTGATTGCTTCTGCATCAATTCCCAAGCTGATTGATCCCCACTGGAAGAATTTGGATCCTGTGTCAAACAAGGTGAATGTTTCTTTGCTTTTGTCTATATTTGTGATCTCAAATGTTATTCTGTGTGACCAATCAGAACATGAAAATGCTCTTATTGCCCTCTTCGACACAGACTCAAGGCTTGAGTGGACAAATAAGCAAGAAGGACTCATGCTGAAGCAGCCACATGAGACTCCACCACACTGCTCATAACACTTGTTTTCACTAAGCCTAGTCTCATTTCCAAATTTCAAGAATTCGGATGAGACCAGGTCGTCATGCCATGCTTGACAGTTTGTAGAATGACATTCTCCAACAAGATGGCATCTCCTGGAGCTCAGACACCTAGGTGCGTAGTCAGACGTCCAGTAGGAGTCACCTTCTCTACATACCAACTCACTAGACATTGTTTTTATAGAAATGTGAGATTTCAGCCCGTCCGGTGATTTAACAATCAAGCAAGACTCAGTACCAATCGATCCCGCCTTCATTACTACTGATCCAGAGACCACACACTTTGTTGTGCTGTCCACTGCTGAGCACTTGGTGATTTTAGAATCTGATACAACATTTTCTGAACATGCTGAGCATAGTGATAACAAGCATAGCATCACAGCCATGAATCCAGTATATCTAGGTATAGGTGCAACTCTTTGAGGTCGCTGAGCCCATCCTATTTCTGCATTTATGGTGTTGACCTGCCTCTGGAAGCAAGATCTGAATTTAATGATAATCCATCTCAGCAATAACTTTAACCAGTGAAGAGGGGCCACTAACATTGACGGTAGTAATCTGGAAGCTCTAATACTCTTCTTAATGATGACCGCCAGTAGAATGAAAATGGTCACAATTAGTAGTGTGCAGACAAATGCACTGAGGAATGTGTGGCACTGATAATTGATCAAGGTGTGCGAACAAATTATGCAAGTGTTAATTTCGCATGGATCCTTAGGTTCACAATGCACTACCATGTGAGAGCTTACAGTGTCATCATCGTGTGATAGGTGGACACCAATCGGTGACCCATCACTATATGACATTCCAGGATATTGGAAAAACACATTAGTGGAAGGTGCTTGAGTGTATGATGAGCAGTGTCCACTAGAACACGCGACCAGAGACCCCACCTTAAATCCAGTAGTCCTTATTCTGACACCATCATTGTCACAGGAGAATACACAGGATTCACACTCTTCTTCCTTAGCTGGAGTGTTCGTGTGCAGATCCATTTCTACGATCACATTTTCATACCCAAAGCAAACTGGCTTGACCCATCCTCCAGCATACCTAACAAGAACTGGCCCAGCACCAGGGGCAACAATACAATTGGCCTCTGGATATGCATCTTCACATCTGAACTTACTACAGAAAACATGATCCCCAGTGCATTTAATGGACTTCTTTGCATCAATGTTAGAGCACTCTGAAATTTTGACTGATTTGTACACTCTCACCTCTGTGCCCTCTCCTGTGTCATATTGACCTTTGTGTTTGAAACACACGAATGATGACAGGTCTGACTCTTCATTGTTTTTTAAGATTAGTGAATCCAAGTAAATCTTCCCCACCCCTTTCAAAATTATGAAGGGAGCATGCTTAACTTCGGTGTGGTACACATCGCAGTCCTTGTACTTCTTAAGTCCTATCTTGCAGTAGCCCCTTGGTTGAGGGAGGGGGCCATTATATGCTACAGTCACATTCTGACACATTACATCCTGCATCTGGACACTACCCTGCTTGACTGGCTTTGTTTTCAACTTCCTGCATTTCAGACAGTCTTCAGTGATCTCTGAGTTCTCATTACAGTATAACCCTCTCACCTTGCCATCATCATCAATGTAGTGGGAGGCTCTGAATCCATTTGGGCAATGTGGTCTCATTTTGCTTCTCTTTTCATAACATTTTGTTGGTCTGCTACTGTCTAACTGACATATACCTTCTGATGCCTGCTCCAGAAAGCCGTCTGCAAGAGCTTCTAGTACTGTTTGCTTATGGATGTGAGAGGATGAAAAGGGATAAGCGTCCTCTTGCATCAATATCTCTAGAGAGTCGCACCTTAACTCATAGTCAATTGCAGAACAGGTCGGAGAAGTTATTCCTGTTAACACATTCTTCCCACTACCAATCCTATTTCTTGCATGTGAGCATTTTGCTCTCATCTTGGGTTGTTTAATGGACTCTGCTGAAGCAAAGAGTAGTATTGGGAGGATGGTTGTTGCTATTGAAAAAACACCTGTGCGTCTGGTTGTTGCAGAGCTGTGTACTTCTTTCTTCTTTCTTGATACCTCAGCCATGTCGTTCTGGAGCCTGATAATGTCTTCCTTAGCATCTCTTAACTCATGTTCCAGCCATCTTGATTTGTTCCTGCTGATCTGGCCTTCAGCTCTCTCACTCTCCAAATGAAGTATTAGTTCATCAGCTCTTCTCTTAAACTTGTCAGCATCCTCTAGTGCACTTTTTAACTCTACGTTTGCTTCACTCCCTCGTAATTTAGCTGTATTTTCTCTGACTTTACTATCTCTCAATTTGGTTCTTAATTCTTCTATCAGCTGGTCTCTCTGCCTCAATATATCCCTTTCTTCCTTTTCGATGTCCATCAAGTTTTGGATCTTCAATCCCGCAGGAGCTATATTGACATCAGATAGCTTTCTTATTTGATCACCAGATTTGCAGTCTATCACTGAATGGTGCTCTCCAGGTATGACATCACCATCCGTCCTAAGTTCAGAAATGAAGCTATCATTGGAGCCTATGCAGGTGAACCTCAGTGCTTGATCGGAAGTTGTCATTGCTTTCATGAATTTGGGCATGTCATCGAGGGTCACAGATGAGAATAGACCATCACCAAGCTCACATTTCTTGTTATCAGCTGGGAATAATGACATTGCCTCCATCCAATAATCTGTCACAAACACTTCAGGTGTTCCTGAGCTAAAGCAGATCTGGACTTTAGAGTCAGGAGTAGAGTAGTGGAGCACTAGCCTTGATGCTACCAACCCTATAAGATAGATTATCTGTAAGTTCTTCATCAAAATATGCGCCGTCTTTGTGT